ACTTGCCTTGTTGGTTTGAAATATCGTCTACATAAGCAGAATAAGTGTTCTGACCCATAGCTAGGTTCAATTGTGCAGGTTGCTTATTATTTTCAAGCGACATGGAAACAGTCCCATTATCGTTTAAATCAAAACCAGAAGTAACCGGCGTCATGCTGTACTCAAATCCAGTTGTTCCGAATTGAGCTGCTTTCACGGCTTCATCAGCAACATTAGAAATAGAATCAGTTACACGATACGAATTATCATCAATACCATTCTGCATTCCCATCATGGTAAACATTCCAACTTCAGCCATTTTTCTTGATGGAGAATGGATTCCCAAGGCACCTTTAACACCTTTTAGAATTCCCTTAGCAACCCTTACCGCTGCAATTACTGCATTTGAGGCAGAGGCGCCAATTCCGTTTGTCAGTCCCGACATTAAGAATCCTCCAACATCGAACAAATCAACAGAATTAGCTCCATCATGAACAGAATTAGAAGCATTAGTTCCAGCATCTTTTGCCTTACTTTGGCCATCATTAAATCCTTTAACAACAGTATCTAAAAGTTGTGATCCAGATCCCCAAAGCCGACCTGCAGCGTAACCAATCTCATAAACCAGACGGTTTACGAAATCAACAGCAGTGTCTGACAATTTGTGTAGGTTATCAGTTATACCCTGGAGAATACTTTTAACCATATCAACCCCAGCATTAATCACTTCATTAGTTTTAGTACCAATGCCTTTAAGCAGGTTGATCACTAAATTAGTACCAGCATCAAGAATATTTCCCAGATTGTCGCTAATAGCATTAATCAAACTCACAATCATATCAGTAAATGCCCCCACGACTGTTGGAGCATTGGTTGCAATAATGTTAAAGACCGATACAAGCATATCAATGAATCCTTGAACAACTTGAGGAACTGCTTCCTCTAAGCTGATTAGGAATTGAGCAATCATGCCAGCAAAGCCTTCTCCAATTGATACCAGTAATTGTTTAGCATTCTCTCCAGCTTGGTTAGCGTTATTGAGCGTATCGATTAACTTTGAAATGGCGTTAACAAGAGTTGCTAGTCCAACGCTTGCAATGGCAATTGCCGCTCCAATCGAGATAAACAAGCCAGATAGGGCTAATAATCCAGGCGTTGCAACTGAAATTGCCGGAGCAAATAACCCAATTGCAGTTATTATTCCAACAATAGCTGCACCAAATACCCCAATGACAACCGCTCCTTCATTACCAGTTTTTGCTAATCCAGTTAGTGCAAAAGCAAATAGTGAAAGAGAGGCAAAGACAATTCCAATTGAAAAACTAATTTTAATAAGCGTATTAGCGAATTTATCTAATGATTTTTGAGACTTGCCAGCCCCACTTCCTGGCTTTTCAAAATGTTTTCCGGAACTTTTTAGCAGTCCAGTAGCCCCCGAGGTTGCGCTTTTAACTTTTTTAAATGCCATCACAAGCATGATTAATCCAGTTGAACCAGCTAACAACTTCACAACTCGTTTCATAGTATCCATGGCATCTTTGTTTTCCCTGATTTTATCAGTTAAAACTTTAACCCCTCTCGCCATGGTATCTACAATATTCTTGAATGTTTTACTGTGCTTGTAAGCATACTGTGCGGCAATAGCAAGAGCAATAATAACGGCAACAACCTTATTTTTGGCAACTAAGTCCATCGCTGTAGCAAGACCGCTCACTGCCTTGTTAAACGCAAGTACTGTAACTACTCCACCACCAATTGTTCCTAAAACAATTCCCAATGTGGGCCCAATATCTTGCAACGCTTTCCAGGCAGCTTTCAAATAAGGAACAAACATTTCTGATAGAGCTTTTCCAACCTTATCAATTGTTTTCTTAAACTCTTTATTTTTGTTATAGACATCAATTAAATAAACTACCAAAGCAGATAAGGCAATCACAGATAATCCAATAGGATTAGTGAACATTGTTACAGCAGCAGATGCTGGTCCCATTAATTTAGTAAAAAGACCAATATAAGTTGTCACTGGACCAAGAACTGGAAGTAGTCCGACAAACTCTCTTCCGATGCTTGCAACTGAGCTATTACTCGTCGTAGCCCAACGAACAAAATCGTTTCCAGAATCAAGTAATGCACCAGTAATACCAGCCTTTGTATCAAATGATGCATTTTTTAACGAGCCCATGTTATCTTCTAGTCGTTTTAACTTAGAACCAACGTTTTTCTGCATTTCCGCAGCTTGACCGCTCAAAAAGTCATTAGCTTCAGCAGCAGTCGATGTCGTGCTTTGAAGCTGATTAGAAAAGGCCTTCCAAGAAGTCGTTGTACTACCTGTTTCATCACGAATTGAGTTCATCAGTGGAAGGATAGCAGCCATTCCAGATGTTCCAAACATCCGCTTTAGCGCATCAGCCTTTTCAGAGGAACTCATACCATCCATTTTTTCAGATATTTCGGCGAGTATCTGTGGGAACGGTTTCATATTTCCCTGTGCATCGTTAAAACTAAGACCCAGTGCATCCATTTGCTTAGCAGCCCCCTTTGAAGGTGCTTGCATCATCAAAATAGCATGGTTCAAATCCTGTGAAGCTTGCGCTGCACTAAATCCTTTATTGGTTAACAGTCCAATAGCAGTTGAAGTGTCTTGCATGGAAATACCAGCGTTCGAGGCTGTTCCACCAATTGTTGCCAATGCTTGCTGCATGTCCTCAATCGAGGCATTAGAAAGATTGGCCGTTTGTGTCAAGTCTGCAGCAGCCTGTGCCGGTGTGCCAATTGAAGCACCCCAAATGTTCATTGACTGTTGAACAACATTGGCCGTCGCTTGCAAATCAGCACCAGCGGCGGTAGCTGCACGAGCAACTGCTGGGAACTCTTGCTTGATCTGGTCCAGTGAAGCCCCATCTCGAGCCATTGAAAGCATTGCCTCTGCTGATTCCTTAGCACTAATTGGCAATTCATCGCCCATTTCTTCAGCAACGTGAGTCAGTCCTTTGATGTCTTTAGCTGTTCCACCAGCAACAACTGCGGCCTGGTTCATGGTCTTGGAAAAATCACCATATGACTTTAATCCGGCTACACCGGCTGCTGTCGCTGCAGCTCCTGCAACCATCATTGACTTACCAACACCAGCTACACTACCAGCCACTGATTTAGTTGATTTTTCTGCTGTACGACTAAAGTTATTCATCGAGGCAATTGCCGTCTGAACGCCAGCACTAAACGCCGTTATATCAGCAGAATAGACTGCTTTGACTTCATATTGTTCAGCCATTTAACCCCCTTTCTAGTTCTTGTAATAGGTCCATGTTGTAACCTGACTCTTCTGAAGGAATATCAACTGCAGCTTTCGGATTAAACTCTTGCTTAATCTTGTTGATGGCCTTTTTGTAATCTCTTTCGAAGAACTTGTCGAAAGTGTCAAACTTAAGGCTATTTCCACTGGCATTAGTTTGTTCAACAGCCATTGAAGCCCAGGCTATTTCATGGATAGCGTGTTTCTTGTCAATTTCTTTCAGTTGAGCCGCCTCAATTTGTAGCTGATACTCTCTCGGAGTCATATTCGCTACTTCATCAGAGTTGGATACATTAAAATAGCGCAAGCCATTGACCAAGATTTCATGGTATTGGCTTGCGCTATCTAACTCTTTTAGGCTGTTTGTGCCACTACTTGTTGAGCGACTACCTTCGCTACCTTGTTCTTCGTAAATTTTCCTTCCTTCAATGCCTCCGTTACTTCATTAGCAATGGCATCAATATCAGTTTTCTCATCATCGAAGAAGTCATCCAACATACCAGTGGTCAAGTTCCCGCCAGCAGCATGGTTAGCAGCAATCAAAATATCAGAAAGAGCGATTGGGTCGCCGTCCACAATAAACTTAGACAGGTTCATGTCAACACCGGCACCAAACTTAATGCCGTTAACATTCCCTACAACTGACTTGTCCAAGGCACGGATAAACTTGAAGTTGAATGCGAATTGGTATTCCTTACCGTTAATTTCAAATGTGATCATAATAATTCTCCTATTTTTTCTATTAGTAGTTTAGTATCGGGCTTCTCACCCCGCTCGAACGTTTAGCCGTTGTACTATCGATCAGTTACTTTGTTGTTGGTTGTGAAGCCGAGTCAGACGACTCTGAATTCGTAACATTGCCCAAGTCCTTAAACTTGTATGCGGAGTTTGCTTCATCAAGCGATAACGTTACTTCTCCACGACGTGCGTATCCATCCTTGATAGTTGCTTCTAGCTTCAACGATACAGAGTTATCCGAATCGCCAGTTTCTTCATGAGAAGTGATATCTGCCACCATGTAGCGAGCCACATACTTGTTAGCAGAAGAACCTGGCGTGTCTGTGTAGACAATCCAGAATTCCATGGAGTTACCTTTAACAACGGTGTCCTCAATGTCGTTTAACAAGTCCTGGTTAGATGCCAACATTTCCATAGAAAGCGTTCCATCAAGTGATCCGCCTTTTGAAATCTTGCCATCCTTCGTGTCTTCTGACTTTGAATCACGGGACAACTTATAACCATAAGTCGTCTGGTAGGCAACCTTTGTCCCCACCATGGCGGCTTGTTTTGAAAATGGCCGTGCAAATACAATCGCCTTGCCACCGGCCTTATTAGCTAAATCAGCCATAATTACCTCCAATAAAAAAAGACTCGTTAGAGTCTTGTGTTAGTTGACCTTAAAGGTCACATCAAGTGTTGCGTGCCACAGACGTAGGTTGTCTTCCTGCTCCTGTGCCACTGTGTTAATTAAATTGTGTGGGTCTAATTCAACCCTGTATTCGCCTACTGCGCTTAGTTGCATGAGATACGAGTAAATAGACTGCTTAACGCCCTGAACGTCTTCCAGCGCCTCAATATCGCCAAATACATGAATGGTAATAGCAGGCTTCGATACAAGCACGCCTTTTAAAGGTGTATCTTGCCCCATCGACTGATTTCCAAGAATAACCATTGGGTTGTTAAATGAATAATCGTGAAATTCTGGAAAAGTCTTAAAGAACTGTCCACCATTACTACCATCCCCGTATTTATCGAACAAATAACCGCCGACTTCTTTGTACAAAGCGTAATCTGGTGTATCAACCATTGATTACCTCCTTCAAACGACTTCTAAATAGCTCTTTATGAGCCTCAAAAGCCGTTGTAATGAAGTACTTGGGACGGACATATTTCGTTCCATATTCCTGTGCGTATCCGTAGTTAAACGAACCATTGAAGGCGTTTCCGTACACAGTAGCCGTCATTTTTGTTCCGTTAATCACCATCTCCGGCTTAATGTTATTACGCAGAAAACCAGTACGAACCGGTGCAATACGAACAGCCTGTGAACGTGTACTATTCGCCGTATCTTGCAAAATGGAGAATACTTTACCAGGAGCTTTACGAAGCTTCTCTGATTGAACATTAATAAAGTTATCAGCGCCAACTACACCCATCTAATCCTCCTTTACTCGAATAGACGAGCGAATGCCCACCATCTGTCGCTCCTGCACCACATACTTTTTGCCATCAATCAAGCAATAATCAAAGTATGGCAGGGTGCCAACAGAGCGAATAATCTTTTCGCCGTATGAAACAACGCCATACTCTCGATATGACTTAGCAGCGCTTAAGTTAGTCACATTCACTGTAACCTCGGCAACTAACTCGTCATCCCCTTTTTTGCGAGGATTACGAGGGTCTTGTGTTCCTTTGACTTTCACATACAAAGCAACCTTTGTAGCTGCGTTCATAGGAACATCACCCGACCTCTCTGCCGGCCAGTAACGTTTCCGGTGCGGTATTCGTCAATCTCATTCTTGAACTTAGAAAAATCATCTTCTTGGAAGACAAGCGTTAACCCATCTTGCCCAGACGATTTCATCCCCTCATTACCAATACGAGAAAAACGAGCAGCCACTACTTCATCCACAATGTAGTCAAACTGATCAGGAATGTTTGTATTCTTCAGCCCGAGCAAGACAGACAAGCGAGCTTTTACATTCTTTTCAATGATTTCAAGCTTATCCTTAACCGAACTCTTAGGGTCTAAGAGTTTCTCATAGTCGCTTGCAGTATCAACACTAGTTTCACTCATATTAGCCCCCTTTCAGCTAATTACTTGCCGGCCTCATCTTTAGCATCCGTGGACTTTGTGCTATCAGACTTGCCAGTTGCAGTAGATGATGGCTTCGTATATCCAGCCGTCAAGATAGCCTTTTTGTTCAAATCAGAAACCCAAGCGCCATACTTACCAGCACCTTGCAATTCGACACCAGCAAAGTCAGTTGATTCAATCGTACGAACAATGTTAATTCCCAAGAATGCACGCCCAATGTTGTCAGGCGTGAAGATAACCTTAGCACCGTTCATGTATTGAGTAGGAACTTGAGTAACACGAATTCCCTTCAACATCACTACACCATTTGTGTCAATGTTCGTAGCAGAGTTCTTAGCAGTCGTAGTTGCTGGAGCATCCACAATGGCGTTGTACGTTTCTGGATCAACATACGCACGTACTGGTGTCATGATTTCCATGTCCGTGTATGTTTGAGAAGCCTTTCCAAACAACTTGACAACGTCAGATACAGAACCCAGGTCATCAGAAGCACTTTCCGTCAACTTCTTTCCAAACAATGCGTTAAACAAACGTACCTTTGCTTGTGATTGCAAGTCCAAACGCTCGGCAACGGCAGAGTTAAGGTCTGCATTTACAGTAAACCGGTCAAGACCTTCACGGAATGCCCAAGTGCTGTCGTAGGGAACATCTTGTTCCTTGTAAATAATTTCCTTACGCTTACCAAAGCGGTTAGAGTTATCAGAACCATCATTAAACGCAGTGTTGGCGTCAGTATCATAGTTACCAAGTTGTGCTGGCAAGTCATTTGACTTGATAGAAAACATAGTTGCGTTTTCAGTTACGCCATCCTTAGTTTGCAAGTCACCGAATGCTGGTTGAAATGCGGACAACGCACGAAAAGCTGGCGTAATAATTCCAGCAAAATTCTTATTAAAGATTTGTTCTTGAGCCATTTTAGGCCTCCTTTATTTATACTTTGCTGCCTTAGCGGCAAATGGGTCATTTTCATCAGTTAGTGACGAAGCACCACCTTTTGGCTTGCCAGAGCCTTGCAGCTTCTGGTTAACCTCTTGATTAACTCGTTCAGCAATCAATCCATCAAGGGTCGTGATTGCCTTGCTAATTTGTTCAGCATCCCCAATTGAAACAAGGGTTTCAGCTAAATCACTTGGCAAGTTTTTATCAGCCAATTCATCACGCACACTGGCAGTAAGCTCACGCTTATTCAACGCTTCTTCACGGGCCTTCATTTCTTCTGCCTGTTTCTTAGCTGCTTGGTCTGCCTTTTCTTGTGCGCTCATCTTGGCTAACTTCTCGCCTTCTGACTTCGCTTCTTCGAGCTTGTCCTTCATGGTTTCTTCCCACTTAGCACGAGCCTTCGCCACTCGACGTTCTGCCTCTTGTTCAGCCAATTTGTTAGCCTCTTCTTGCGACAGAGTTTGTGTTTCTTGTTGACTTTCGTCACCTTGTACTTCGGGTTCTTGGTCAACTTGCGTATTAACTTCTTGCGACATGTCGTCCTCCTACATAAATGCACAGTAGCTTGCACAGTTTCCACCTAATGGCACACCCTCCACTCGCTACTCCGTTGTTATGGTGCTTTTAACGACTTCCCAGGTCGATTTATGTACTAAAAAAGCACTCACAATTAAGTGAATGCTTTCAACTTGAATATTAACTTCCTGTAATTACATCAGACAATCGTGATTTACCAATCAGAAGCTGAACATCCTCATTTAAATCTGGGTCACTATATTCAACTTGAACATAATCTTTTGTTTCGCTTACTGTTTGAATATCACTAATAACCTTTCTATCGCCATTTTTTGTAACCAGCGTAAGTGTCATATTATTTCTCCTAATCCTCGTATACTGTTGTGTCCGATTCGTCGACCGCTACTACAGAGCAACGACAGTTGGGGTGCTTTGGAATTACATAGCGCCCAGAACCAAAGCTCGCTGCTTTGAACTGTTTTCCATCTAATTCCATACATAGCTGGCACGAACCAGCGCCCGCCACCCATTCTAGCTTTTTATACCCAGCAGACTTAATTGACTTTACTTGCTGTTCAGCAGATACTCTAGCACCTTCTGTACGCAAAATACGTTCCGCCTCATACCTTGACACACCGTAACGGCCCTTAATCTGCTTGGTATAGGTCGTCGGGTTTTGACTATCAAGTAGAGACTCTCGTAAGATATTCGACATATCAGTACGGAGCCGTGTTTGATTACTCCAAATACGATCAGACCATTTAACGCCCTTGATACCTTGGTCAATGACTTTCTGAGCAATCTCTTGTACAGCCGTGTCATATACTTTTCGTCCAAAATCAGCCGTTACTTTGACCTCATTCTTAAGCGACTTGCCAACATAACTAATTGCCTTTAAGGCGACGACTGAAGTAAACACCATCAGTGCATACTCTAATAACTGGTCAATATTGTTCACTTGTACCGTCTTGATACCATTCTGGATAGCGTAATGGTCTATCTCACTGACCAACTCACTATCTGGATATTGTGAGTAGTCTGCCTGGTCGAAGTCATCATATTCATCATTAAAGCTCCCCCACCACGCCAAGAAAGCCTGCTGATTGTTGGCAATCATCTTGTTAAGCTCTTTAACTGATTGATTATCAGCCCTTGCTCTCTGGTTGGAAAATTGTAGTCCTAAATCATGATTACTCGTCATCTTCATCACCTAGCTGTGAGGTTTTATCCTGCAAGCGCTTCATCTCCTCCTGCATGGCATTCACTGGCTCATTTTCACGCTCTCGCATCGTTTCAAGCTCATTAGTGTCAATACCAGGGGCATAACGGTCTAAGTACTCATGAGGGAACTTAGCGCCTGATTGTTGCAATACTTGAATAGTAGCGACATCATCTGTTGGCAAGTTATCAGTAAACATAAAATTAATGTTATGATAATCCAACTTCCATGG